CTGGAACTTCTTATTCAATGGCAAACGTGATTTCAGTTCCATCAAGCGCAACATTATCTGTGATTGATAAAACAAATACTTTTTATTTAATGGAAAACCAATCTATCATTGGTGGCGCAAGCGCTAACAGTGGTCTAGAAGTAACCATCAGTTACGAAGACATCAGTTAACCTGGAGCTCTTGCTATGGCAAAAGACAACGGTGGTATCATAGGAGTTTTAAACACACCTTCAACAACATCTGCATCAGGCGTATGGCAGTTAATGTCTGAATATCAATCACGTTTAAGTGGAACGTGGCCAAGTCCGCCACAACCTTATTCAATAGACTTTTTAATAGTAGCAGGAGGTGGAGGAAGCGGAACTTCTGGAGGTGGAGGTGGAGGTTTTAGAACATCTACTCAAACAGTTAATGCTGGAACTGTAATTACAGTAACAGTAGGAGATGGTGGTGTACAAGGCGTAGTATCAAGCGGAGCACAAACATCAGGAAATCCTTCTTCTATATCTGGAACAGGATTAACTACAATAGAATCAGCAGGTGGAGCAAGAGGAGCTGGAAATGATGGATCACCAGGAGTGGCTAATGGTGGTTCTGGATCTGGGGGAACTGGAGGAGGTTTTGGAGGATCTGCAGGAGGTTTAGGAAACACTCCAAGTACTTCACCATCTCAAGGAAATAATGGTGGTAAAGGTAGTAATTCAGCACCAAATTATGGAGCTGCAGGTGGAGGTGGTGCTGGAGGTGTTGGAGGAGATTCAAGTGGAACTACTGGTGGAAATGGTGGAGCTGGAGCGTCTTCTTCAATAACAGGTTCTTCAGTACTTTATGCTGGTGGAGGTGGAGGAGGAACTTATAGTGGTGGTTCTGGTGGTTCTGGTGGTTCTGGTGGTGGAGGAAGTTCTGGGGCACCAGGTTCTAATGGAACAGCTAATTTAGGTGGTGGGGGTGGGGGTTGTAATTTTCCATCCGGAACAAACGGTGGAAATGGTGGTAAAGGAGTTGTTATATTAAGTGTACCAACTACTTCATATTCAGGAACTTCAACTGGATCACCAACAACTACAACATTTGGTAGTAATACAATTTTAAAATTCACAGGTTCAGGGAGTTACACAGCATAATGGCATCATTTGCAAAATTAAATTCAAATAATATAGTTGAAAGAGTTGAATCTGTTGTTAATGAAGTATTAAAAGATTCAAATGGAGTAGAACAAGAAGCTATTGGAATTCAATTTTTAAAAACACTTTACAATGAACCTAACGCTATTTGGAAACAAACTTCTTATAATACAATTGGTGGTGTTCATTCTTTAGGGGGTATTCCATTTAGAAAAAATCATGCAGGAATAGGAATGACTTATGATGAAATAAAAGATGCTTTTATTCCGCCTAAACCTTTTAATTCTTGGATTCTTAATGAAAATACTTGTCTTTGGGAAGCACCTATTGCTTATCCAACAGATAATAATGTATATAGATGGAATGAAGAAACTTTATCTTGGGATTTACTATCTTTATAATTTAGTATATAATTAAGAAAGAATGATAGAATCAACTATTAATAGTATATTTCCAACACCTATTTATATATCTAAATTAGATAGGAAATTAACACCTTTAGAATTAAAGTTTGTAGAAAAAAATAAAAAAACTTTTACTAAAAATGAAGGTAATATTACATCAAACAATAATTATATTCTTAATGAAAAACCTCTTGCTAATATTAAAAAAGAATTAGATTTAGTGGTAAAAGATTATTTTGAAAAAGTAATATCCTCTACAGATTCAACTACACCTTATATTACTCAATCGTGGTTAAATTATACTGAGACAAATCAATATCATCATAAACATGCCCATCCTAATTCATTGGTATCAGGAGTATTCTATATTAACTGTCATGAAGAACATGATAAAATTAAATTCTTTGATGATAGATATAAAACTATAAAACCTGAAATAAAAGATTGGAATCTATGGAATTCAGAATCTTGGTGGTTCCCTGTAAAAACAGGTAATATTATAATGTTTCCCTCTTCTTTAACCCATATGGTTGAAACCAAAGAAGGAAATAATACTAGAATTAGTCTAGCTTTTAATGTATTTATAAAAGGTAAAATCGGAAATAATAAACAATTGACCGAATTAATACTTTAATATTATGGCAAAACGTAACGGCGGAATTATAGGACCAAGCAATGTCCCAACAGGTCAATACGGTGGAGTAGCTCCTGGAGTCTGGAGACTTAGAGATGCTTTCAATTATATAAAAGCAGGCTTATGGCCAGCTATTGGAAATTATCCAGTAGGAAACTCATTAAGATTTAATTCTGGTAGTTCTGATTCTTTAAAGAGAACACCAAGTTCATCAGGGACTACAACAACATTTACAATGTCGTTTTGGTATAAAACAACTGTTGTAAATACAGAGGATAACTATTTATATGAAGGTTATTCATCAAATGCAAATAGAAGTTTTATAAGAGTTTCAAGTAATCAATTAATTGTAAACTTTGTTAGTAACGCTGATAATACAACTGCTCAAGTATTTAGAGACCCATCAGCTTGGTATCATATATTAGTTGCATTTGATTCAACACAAGCAACAAGTACAAATAGATTAAAAATATATATTAATGGTTCTTTAGCAACACTTGCAACAGCAAATTATCCAACTCAAAATGTAACTACTTATATTAACGCAAATGTTATTCAAAGAATAATGAGTTCTAATTATAATGGTGGAATATACAGTCCAGCTAATGGATATTTAGCTGAATATTATATGATTGATGGTCAACAACTAACCCCATCCTCATTCGGTGAAACAGACACAGACACAGGAATATGGAAACCAAAAGCATACACTGGTACTTATGGAACTAATGGATTCTATCTTAAATTTGCTAACTCAGCATCTCTTGGTACAGATTCTTCAGGAAACGGAAACACATTCACAGTAGATAATCTAACTTCAGTAGACCAAAGCACAGATACTCCTACTAATAATTTTGCTACATGGAATCCATTACCACAATGGGGTTCTGGTATTGTTACACCAACTTTAAGTGAAGGAAACCTACAACAATCAGTAGGTGGTGCATCAAGCTGGGCAACACAAATATCTACAATAGGAGTTGATACTGGTAAATGGTATGGTGAGTTTAAGTGTTCTGCTGTTGGTGGTTCTAACTATGCAACATTAGGAGTAACTTCATTTACAGGTGGTGGTAGTGGTTCTGCTCAAAGTACATTCTCAGGAGTATGGTATAATGCCAATGGAGAAAAATGGATTGATGGTTCTAATACTGCTTATGGTGCTACTTACACAACTGGAGATATTATTGGAATTGCTTTAGACAAAACCAACAATACAGTTATATTTTATAAAAATGGAAGTTCACAAGGTTCTATTTCTTTACCATCAAGTATTACTTCATCAACTGTATTTATTGGAACTAGCATAATATTTTCAACAACAATACAAGGAAATTTCGGTTCTCCATTTTATTCAGCTAATTCATATACAGACGGCGCTGGATATGGTAACTTCTCATATGCTGTTCCAAGCGGATATTACGCTTTATGTACAGCAAACTTAAACACTTACGGTTAGGATTATGGCATTTGCAACAATAAATAAAGGTTCTAGTTATTTTAATCCAGTTCTTTATACTGGAACGGGTGCTACTAATGCTAGAACAGGTATTGGGTTTCAACCTGATTGGACTTGGATAAAATGTAGAAATACTACTGATTGGCATATACTTACAGATGCTGTTAGAGGAGCTACAAAAACAATATATTCAAATTCTACTGCTGCAGAAACTACACAAGCACAAGCATTACAATCATTTAACACAGATGGTTTTACATTAGGAACATCTACTGAAGTAAATACAAATGCAAATACTTATGTAGCTTGGAACTGGCTTGGTGCAAACACAACTGCATCAAATACTTCTGGAACTATAACAAGCACAGTATCAGCTAATACAACAAGTGGATTTAGTATTGCTACTGGAACATTTGCCGCTGTTAGTAGTCAAACAGTTGGACATGGATTAGGTGTAACACCATCAATGTATATTATGAAAATAAGAAATACCACAGAAAACTGGGTTGTTTATCATAAATCATTAGGTGCTACTCAAGCAATACTTTTAAATTCAACTAATGGTGCATCTTCTAATATTGGTTATTTTAATAATACATCACCAACATCATCAGTTGTTTCTTTTGGTTCTTATTTTAATTCAACTAATACATTTGTTGTTTATTCTTTTGCCGAAATAAAAGGCTTTAGCAAATTTGGTTCTTACACAGGTAATGGTTCTGCTGACGGAACATTTGTCTATACAGGATTTAAACCTGCATTTTTAATGGTAAAAAGAACAGATGCTAGTGGAGATAATTGGTTTTTATATGATAATAAAAGACCAAGTTATAATTTAACAGTAAATAGACTTTATCCAAATTTAAGTAATTCAGAAGATAGTAATGCTGATTATGGTTATGATCTTTTATCTAATGGATTTAAAGTAAGAACTAGTAATACTGGTTGGAATG